CACTATTAACTGTGACTGGTCCAACACTCATAGCACTCTTATTTGTACTTAATGTGTAATCTGTTGTAACGATAAGTTCATTCTCTACGAATACTGCATCACCACCAGCACCTGTAGCACCGCCACCTACACTTCCCCAAGAAGAACCGTAGCCCTCGAATGAACCTGTAGTTGAGTTGTATCTGAATTGACCTGCTGCACCTGAGCCTCTCTGTGCTGTAGTGCCTGCTGGTATATTGGCTTCACCCGTTGAACTAGATTTAGATACTACCGTAGATGCTGATACTGATACATTACCCCAAGCTGCACCGTCATACACTTTCATAATATCGGTAGTAGTATTGAAGTACATATCACCTGCTGTCAGAGCATCACCATCATTATCTAATGTAGGGTCACTTGCTTTAGCACCTAAGTAAGTATCATCAAATGTATCCGCTGAAGCTGCCGCTGCTGTTGCCGAAGCTGCTGCTGCTGTTGCTTGAGTAGTAGCTGTGGTAGCTTGAGTAGTAGCTGTGGTAGCTTGAGTAGTTGCTGTAGTAGCACTAGTAGCTGCGTTAGTTGCAGAAGTACCAGCATTGGTCTCTGATGTCGCTGCATTAGTTGCTGAGGTAGAAGCATTAGTAGCTTGTGTAGTAGCTGTAGTAGCACTCGCTGCAGAGGATACTACATCGGCTGCGGTTAAAACTACATCTGCATTAGTAGCAACCTTATCAGCTGCGGTAGCCACTCTATCTAAACCTGTCTGAACCTTATCTGCCTCTGCTGATACTACATCTGCGTTAGTTAATACTACATCAGCATTAGTTGTAACTACATCTGCGTTAGTGAGTAACACGTCTGCATTGGTAGAGACCACATCTGCGTTAGTGAGTAACACGTCTGCATTTGTAGTCACCACATCAGCATTAGTTGAGACTACATCAGCTGCTGTCGAAACTGCATCTGCTGCTGTGTTAGTTTCTGCCCCAGTGATACTAGATGCTGAAGCTGCTGCATTAGTCTCTGCTGTTTCAGCTGCTGTCTGTGCTGCTAGAGCTGCTGCTTTAGCTGCCTCTGTATCTGCAATTAGTGCATCTAAATCATAGCTATCTGCTAGTACCGATGATGTTGCAATTCCATATCCTCTATCGATACTCATTATACAATTCTCCCTCTAATTCTTTTTACAGCAATATACTTCTTCTGCTTCTTGGTTAACTTCATATCTATTACCTCCTATGGATTTCAGACACCTGTCTAATAGTCTTAATAAAACTCCCTAGATTATCTGAAGACAATCTAAGGAGTAGAGTTAAGACTACGAGTCTACGAAGTCATTTCTTGGATTGAACCAGGACGAACAGTCTTAGTACCATATACACAATCAGATGTGAATAGGTCTGCTAAGTATTCCTGTTTGTACTGAGTCTGCGAACGAACTGACTGTTGTGTAGCCAATACGATTGCATCCTTTTGGAACAAGAAAGCCTTCTCAGTATTACCAGTACCAACTTGAGTAGACATAAATACATCTACACCATAGATAGAACCAATCTTACCAGTCTTAATTGCCGAACCATCACCGATGAACTGTTGCTCAGTGAAACGCTCTTCCTTCATCAACGCAGTCATACAAGACGGAGTTACGATTAAAGAACGACCATCTACAGGCACATTGTTATCATTCAAGTTCTCAATAGCTGTTAGAATAGTAGTATCCCAATCAGTTACACTAGAAATAACTGCATTACCTGCAGGTAGACCACCCAATGCAGACAATGCAGAAGCACCATCTAAGTTAGTTATGATAGCTGAATCTACTTGTTTAGCCAAAGCAAAACCTGCATCGTCAGTATAGAACTTACGCATAGAGTTGAGAGCCTGAAGTTCCGCAATATCTTCAATTTGAGTCGACCATTCATAGTGTTGGTCGATAACAACTTGTAGTGTTAGTGCGGTATCAGTGTTATATGTTACCGTTGCATCTGCAGTCTTTGAGTTTGCAGAATTACGCCCTGGTACAGGGATGTTGATTGAATCACCTTTCTTACCAGCGTGATTGATGTTACGAACTAAGTTAGCTGCAACGAGGTTTGATTTATATGTAGCGACAACTTCATCTGACCAGATTTCTGGTATAAAATTAGCTGTCGTAGTAACTGTCATATTTGCCATTTTATTTACTCCTTATATGTGTATAATAGCGTTTAAGTAACCCTACCATCTGCATAAGCCGCATAGATTTCATCTTGTAGCGAATCATACTTGCTAGGGTTTTCCATTTTCATTCGAATTAAGTCAGCTCTTCTGAACGACTTTCCTCCTCCTGTTGAACCCGAAGCACTCCTTGATTCTGTAGTGGCTGATTTAAGTTTAGACTCTCGCTCATCTGCTTGCTGTTGTGTTACTTCCTGTGTCTTCGAGACCATAGAACGGTCCTTCCAATTATTTAGTAACTCATTAGCTGCATCAAAGTTATAAGAATCCGCTGCTTGAAACAACTGCATACGAATTGGACTACCTTTAACCCAGTCTTGGAACTTAGTATCTTTTACTACGTCACCGAAGTCTGGGTGGGTTTGTTCTAGATGTACCTTAGCTGCTTCTTGTGTTTGCTGCTCTTGGTACTTCTGGAACTGTTGGAATTTTGGATGGTTCTCTATCGCTTGATTTACCGCTTTATTCGGGTCATCGAAGAAATCTACTCCTGATTCCTCTTCTGAGGTATCTTGGTGTGGATTAGGCTGGTTCCTGCTTACTTCAGCTTGTAGGAAACTATCTGATAGCTTTCTTAACTCTCCAACTTCCTGAGCCTTACGACCCATCTCCTTTTCGAGGTTCTGATAACTATCTATAATTTCTTCTGTTGATTTACCAGCAAATTTGTCAGGTACTTCAGGTGTAACTTCTGTATTATCTACTTCTGTTACTTCTGTTGCTGTCTTATTTGTTGTTGGTACTTCTGTCGTTACTGCTTCTGAAGTTAGGGATTCAGTGTCCACTACTATATTACTCATATCTCTCTATTCTCCGTCCTGTTAAGGATTATGGATTGGTGTTCCGATTAGGAACTAATAAAATGGAGTTGATATTTGTGTTCTACAAACTCAATTCTTCCATCGCTAGTTTAGTTGTATCCTCTAAAGACAACATCTGTCTTAAGATTGACAACTGACCTTTAGCGAACCAAAGGTCTTTTTCAGACTCTATTGAGTCCAATTTGTTATATAAGGTATTGAGTTCTTCTAATTCTTGAATTAAAGCTCTCCACCCATCTTGTTCTGTTAAACGAAGTCTATCGTAATAATAATCCTTAGTTGTTAGTTCTCTGTGCATTGGCATAATTTAGTGCTGTCTCCGACTTTAAGTGTTCCATCTCTGGAATTGTTCTATAAGTATCTGTTTGGGTGCTCTGTGTATCTGCTCTTACTTTATCTATACTAGCTAACTCTTTCTGTAGCTTAACTAGTCTCTCTTGTATGTCCAGATCATTAGGTTGTTTTACACCTGCTGTCGCAGCATTAAGTTGAGCTTTAGTCTGCTCTTCCTGAGCTTCTGCTAGAGTCTTCTGAATGTCAGCTTCAGCTTGCTTCATAGCTAACTGCTGTTGCATCTGTTGCATCTGTTGTTCTTGAGGATTAGGTTGCATACCTTGTTGTAAGCTCTTGACAACCTGGTCTCTATTGTGCATACTAGAGTTTTGGAATACAGCTAATAGTAGTACATTAAATGCTGGACTATCTTTAGGGATAGACTGTAACATAGATACCATCTGTTGCATCTCTAGTTCCTTAGCCATAATACCCATAGTAGAGTATGGAACAAACTTGTAATCACTAACTGGATATCTCTCTACATCAAACTGAATCTTTCTCCACATAGTCTTATTAATCATAGGGATTAAGAAGGTATTCTGGAAGTTCATCAGTGTTCTCTTCTGTCTTTTGATTGATGCTGATTGCATCATAGACATACCACTAGAAGTGGCTCTATCAGGAGCACCTACATCAGAAGAGCCAGTACCCATCTGTACCATATTCTGTAGTGTAGCTACTTGATTGGCTGTCTGAGGGTCTGTTTGACCTAACGTAAGAGGCATAATAGCCTGTCTAGGGTCACCATTAGTAAGAATAGTCTTACCTGGACGTACCTCAAGCTTTAAGCCTCTAGGTAGACGTGTAGCATCTGCTGCCATCATCGGTGTAGTAGTTAGAGCTAAAGAGTCAATACGTGCTCTCATCTCTGCATCTAACGCTTTCTGTGGATTATATCCTTTCTCACAGACACCACGTCCCCAAAACTTACTAGGTACTAAATCGTGTTGATAACTAATGAAAGGTCTATCTTCCATCATAAATGGATTCTCTTCTGCACGTAAGATATGTTGGTCATTAGCAATAGTTACTACTGCTTCAACTAACTCATCCTCATTATACTCGAAGTCATCTTGGTCTTTCTTCTTATCTAAGAACTTCTTAGGTACTTTGCCCCAATATTCACATATCTTAATTTGGTCACCAGCATCTCTATTAGTATATTCAGGGTCATAACCTACTTGTATGACATCTGTATCTGCCTCTATATCAATCTGTCTATAGACACCCTTATCCATCCCTTCAGATATGGTATAACGTGGCTTATAGACCTCGTGTGCTACTCCTAGTGCTCCATCGATAGACTCAGCTGCAGGGTCAATTAAGAACTCCTTAGGGGATATAGCTTCTATCCTTACTTCTACAGTAGGTGTTTCAGCTAGTTCTCTCTTAGTAGTTAAAGTGCCTTCTACAGGAACTTCTACAGGTGACCTCTCACTCTTCTCTTCAGTGATAATCTTACCTATACCAGTACCATAGATAGCACCATTAAGAAACACCTCACATAAGGCATCTTTAGCTCCAGTACCTTCTAAATCTTCTTGTAGTAAGTTACGTATATGCTCGACATCAGAATTATCTTGGTCTAAGTGGTCATCTTTAATGTCGAACCATTTACCCCTACCAAAAGTAGCTTCTTCAATCTCTGCTACTGAACTCTCTACTGCCTGTTGTAGTGCAGGAGATATAAGTTGTGACTTCTCTGATTGTCTATTCTTATCTTCTATAGACCAAATACCTCTCCATAGACGATAATATTCATCCCACTTAGTTAGATAGTTATTATCTCTATGGTTACGCCATTGGTCTAGACGTGTAGTCAGCCATCCTGTTAGTGCTTGGTAATCTCTTTCATCATTATACATTAACACTTACCTCTTTAATATCCTGCAACTTCATCATAAGGTTCCCAATCATCTTCTAATTCAATAGTGTGCATAAAGTCTGCAACACTCACCTGGTCTATATAAGCCAAGGCATCTATAATATCATCGTGAGTACCTTTAGTAGGGAACTCAATCAACTGTGTCTCTAAATCCTTTATGTAACTAGGGTCAGGATTAAATGTAATCTTCCCGTGTTCTAATCTACCTTGAAGTGCCCAAGTAATTCTATCTGTCTTCTTTCTACCACCGTGGGTTACATCTGTAATAGGGACCCATCTTCCATTAGCCCTCATCTCATCTTCTAAGTAAGGTAGGATAGCATTCTTTAGTGCTCCTGACTCAATACCTACAGTAGTAGCTTGTACATCTATAGCACTATCTAAAATCTTTTTAGCAGTCTCTTTAATTGACCATCTACCGTGGAGTATATTCTTAACCCACCAGTGGTCACCATCAATCTTAACGAGAGCAATCGCTGTTTCATCCAACTTAGAACCTTTAATACCTCGTTCTTTTTCAACTTGTTCATATCCTGCAGGGTCGACTGCAATGACATAATTACCTTCTTCAGGCTCTTTATCATCTGTTTTAATCCAATCACTCTTAAATATACCTCCAGTAAATGAAACAAAACTAGCTTCAAACTCCTGTCTGAATGCTTGTGTAGACATAGTATCTCTAGCTACTGCAATCTCTTTAGGGTCAATCAGAGGGTTATCTGTACTATTATACTGGAATGCCTCCCAATCTTCATTACTATCTTTATCTGCATCCTGCCATATATCATAAAAATGATTCTTACCTGCAGGTGTACCGATAAATAGTGCACCACCTTTTACATCTGCTAGTGTAGGTCTGATGATTTGTTCCCATACTTCTACTCTCATAGAGGCATACTCATCTAGTACAACATAAGCTAGACCTACGCCCCTCAGGGTATCCGGTCTATCTGAACCTTTGAGACTAATCCTCCTACCATTAGTTAGAGTCATAGTGGCTGTATTCTCGTGTGTGGTCTGAATTAAGTCAGTACCGTGTAGTAACTCCTTCAGCATAGTCCACATAATATCTTTAGACTGTTGGAAGGTAGGTCCTATATAGAACACATCCTTCTCTTCTGACTGTAGTGCCTTAATGATTAATATCCAAGCTGCCAACCTAGACTTACCAAATCTTCTCCCTGCACTAACTACCTTAAATCTAGCCTTAGAGTTAAATATCTCTAACTGTGCTGGGTGTAACTTAACATCTAACTCCACTAGACTGTAGAAGCTACTTTAACGATAGCCTCCTCTAATTTAGATTCATCTATAATGACAGCCTCATCATACTCTAGTGGCTTCTCTTGTTCAGCCTCGATGACCTTAGCCTCTAAGCCACCTACGTTGATGACTATGTTACCACTACCTTCAGAAGACCTTAATTCTACAGCTTTAGTGGTAGGTAAGATTCTATCCATACACATCTTTAGACAAGTCCTATCACCTTCTAGAGCCATCTCTATGACCTTCTCTACAATCTCTGGTCCCTTAGTAGACATCAACTCTCTACTTAAGGCAGTATATTTATTTACACTACCCTTAGGTCTTCCATTAGGGTTGAGACATACCCCTTTCTTTAATTTAGGGTTACCTTTATTTAATCTTCGTTTATCTCCTGGTTTCATAGCCATTAGAGTGACCTCCTACTTAAGTGATACTTAAGACTCACTTAAACAAAAAACCTAGGTGATATTTTTTTAGTTTTTTATACTGAATCTATGAAAGAATCATTATAGACAGATTAAAAAAATAAAAAAGATGAACTAAAGGTTATTTCTAAGTGAAGCCTTTTAGGTGAATCTTTAGTGTGTGTATTTAATTCAACCTATGTATATATTATACCATATTTTAGACCAAAAGTCAATAGCTAGAGTGAAATAAATATTCTTTTAGTCCCTCCTAGTTCTAACTTTTCTGTCTCCCAAAAGTTATCCACAGAGTTATCAACAATTCTACTAAATAACTATAGTTCCGTTCCCAAAGTTCATCTTTTCTGTACTTAAATTCCCAAAGTTCATCTTTTCTGTACTTAAATTCCCAAAGTTCATCTTTTCTGTATTTGAGTGTAAATTTAAATTTCAGGAGTCACCTATGAGCCTCCCCTAGGTGTCTCTTTAATACCACAGAATTCTCAAGTATACTACAGATCTGGGATAAAAGAGACAAAAGTGTTCGTGAGTGTCACCTTTGAGACACTTTGAGACACTTTGAGACACTATGCTGCAGGACCACAACAGATGTATCATATATACTACAGATTGTTGCAGTGGTGCATCATAAGTATCATTTATACTACAGATTCTGTTGTATTTATACCACAATAGACAACACTTAAGAGACACGCAAGGTACTATCTAATTCTGACTTTTAGAACCTAAGTAATACCTAAGGCAAGCAAAACATTTAAGTACTCTTAAATCTAACATATGAGACAAATAGAATACTATATAAGCAGTTTATAATATACACAAAAATAGTAGGTATTTAACTTGCATTTAAGTATTTTTTATGTATTATAGGTGAGGCAATTTTGCAAACTATAATAAGAAATAAAATGACAACTAAAACAACACTTGAAAGGGTTTACATACATAACTTAGAATCGGCCTTTAGTCGTATAACCGAGGCTTTAGACAATACCACAGATTTGGATGTTAACTTTGAGGCAATATATACGCTTGAAAACATACAAGCCGAAATACAAACATTAATAGAATCACAAATATAATCACAAAAGGATAAAAAATATTATGACAATTCAAAAGCATAGAATTAATAAAAGAATAGCCCAAAAGCTAACAACTAAAATCACTTTAAAAAATACCCGTAAGTCGTTTAGGTTTTTGGGGCGTGATTATATCATTGGTATTCGTTCGAGCTTATTTAATGGCTATAAAATCACTAAACCAAAACAAAAACAATCCCCGAACCGTGAATTTTATAAAATTGATCTGGGTTATATAACTTTATATCGAAGTGCAAAACAATATAATTGGTGGTTCGTCACTAAAAAGAACCAAAACAATCACACGCTTAAATCATTATTTTAATCTTGATCGGGTTATTTATTGTATTCTTATTGATTGCAACATTTAACTTATAAACCTATTTTTTAGCGTGTCTATATGGCACGCTTTTATATACCTAAAGGAAAATAAAAAATGACAACTATAAACACATTAAAACAAGCCAATAGCCTTGTGGGCTCACTAACGAATACAACTAAAATGCCGACGCTAAGCTATTCAATACCTGCTAAGGAGTGCAAGCAAGGGCAAAAACTAAGAAAATTAAATAATTCAGTATGTTCGACGTGCTACGCTCAAAAGGGTAACTATGTAAGATATAAAGCGATCATCGAATCCCAATACAATCGGCTGCAATCATTAAAACAACCTTTTTGGGTGAATGCGATGGTTTACTTAATTGACAATTCAAAAAAAACTAAAGAATCAAAATTATTTAGGTGGCACGATTCGGGGGACCTGCAAAACCCAGATCATTTAAGAAAAATTATACAAGTGGCAAAAGCTACGCCGAACGTTAAACATTGGTTACCGACTAAAGAAAAAAGAATAATCGAAAATATAACTAATGGTAAAATGCCTAAAAATTTAATTATTCGCTTGAGTGGTTCGTTTATTGACGGACAACCACCTAAAACAATTTTTAATACTTCAACTGTCACAACTAATAAAAATTTGGCTACTTGCCGAAGTTTTGAACAAGGTGGAAAATGCGGCGCCTGTCGTAAGTGCTGGAATAAAACTATAAAAAATATTGTCTATTTAAAACATTAAAATAAGCCAAAAACTAAGAGCCGCCGAAAGGTGGTTTTTTATCGTCTGAAGGAAAATAATACCTAAAAATACCTAAAAATACCTAAATAATACCTAAAACATCTAAATTAGGCTTTAGTATTTTTGATTTTAGAGCACTTCAGTACATAAGTAATACTACGTGCAACTTTAAATATTATATACGCTTAAATCAAGGATTTAGAGCTATTATCATTTCTGCAACAAAAGTCCCAAATCTGCAACTTATGTTGTATTTTTATCTTAAGGCCTAATATGAAAAAAACTGAAGATTCATAGTAGTTTTAAATAGGGTTTTATAGTAGTTTTAAATAGGGTTTTATAGTAGTTTTAAATAGGGTTTTATAGTAGTTTTCAATAGTCTTTTGAACTAATTTTAAAATAAGGCTTGACATTTAGAAAATATGTGAGATAATACTTACATCTTCGAGAACATTTTGATTCTCACTGAAGATTTTAAGGATAAGGATAACATAATATGACAACTAAATATGAAAAGGGTTTCAACAATCAGAATATGAAAGATTTCCGTAAGGAACTAGAGAACTTAGTATCTGAGTTTAACTATCTTAAAGGTAGAGACTTAGGTATCTCATTAGACTTAGGTAACGCCTCTTATGGTGGTGCTGAGTGTTCTTTCAAACTTAATGCTACTATCATAGGTCAACTAACTAGAGAGCAAGAGGCAGTAGAGATGTTTACTGACTTTAAATATGGTGATAAACTTAAAACCTTTCAAGGTATCTATACTATCGTAGGTTATAAGGCTCGTTCACCTAAGAAACCTATCATCATTAAAGATGAAGATGGTACTGAGTACAAGGCTAGTGAACGTCTGATTGCAGGTGCATTAGTTCTAGGTAATATATCTGAGGAGGTAGCATAATGAGACCACTACCAATAGGAAGTAGTAAGTGTATATGTTGTAGAGATAAAGGTATCAATGTATTAAGTTTATTTGATGGTATGTCTTGTGGGCAGATTGCTCTAGACCAACTAGATATTAAGGTAGATAACTATTATGCCTCTGAGATTGATAAATGGGCAATGCAAGTAGCTAAAAAGAATTATCCAAACACTAAGCATCTTGGCGATGTA